TACCTCTTGCCTCGGCTCGTTCTTTTATTCTTGCTATTTCCTGCGCGAATCTATTTTCATAATTTGCTAATAAATCTGGCTCACCTTTCATAAAAGTATGACCTTCAATTAAAGATGCATATAGTAAGGCATCTCTAGCATTAACAGACAACCAGGTCCCTGATGTGTCTGAAACTAAACTTGTTGGTTTGTATAAGTAATGTAATTCTACTGTGTAATTTGCGTCTGGTACTGGAGCTAGTGCTATTGTTGAACCAGAACTAGAAGATGTTGAATATGCTTTATCATAGTCCGCATAATACTTTGGCAATCCTCTTAAAGAAACATCGCTTAGATCTGGAGTGTACTCTTGCATAAAACTTGGGTGTTTTTTTAATAAAAAATGATAATCGTTTGTTGTTGAGTCTATGACTGCTAATGAAAAAGTAAGGAGAAAATCATTGGGAGCTGTTAAAAATCTATTTCCTGCTGTTACTGTACCTTGAACATTTTTACGAAATACATCTTCTTGAACTAAGTTAAATATTCTATCTTCTGCATTTTTTACAAAATCAGCTATTGTTGAAACAAAAGTGGATTCATCATTATTAAGATAGTTTTGAATTAATGTGCTTAGCTCTGAATAAGTCATACTGTAATTGTAACCTCTCCTAAAGATGCTGTCATTCTATAACCAGGTATAGAACTACCAATTATATTATCATTATTACTTAATATGTAGCCTTCGCCAACTTCTACATCATTATTTGGTCTAGGCTCGTATAAGGCTTCTGGATCTGATATAGCTGGTTTAGGTTCTAATTGAGGGTGTTTAGTTTCAAAACAATTTGGACAAGTTTTTAAATTATTCCATTCTTTTTTAAGATCTAGTAATTTATACTCAAAACCACATCTATCACATAAAGCTCTTGCAAATTTTGCTGAAGCGTAGGCCATTAACTTATATAAGGCCTAATTCTAAATGAAGCCCTATCCTCGTCTGTTGATGAAGCTCTTTCAAACTCTTCTTCATACATTTGTTTTAACATACCTGACTTTTCTGGAGCTTTCTTTACTGATATGTAATAAGCTAAACCAGCTGCAAAACAAGGATAAAACCTAAAAGGCATGTCCATAGTGTTAATAGCTGTATCTGCATCATCCATTCTTACCAGCTTATTAAATACTAATACATCTGTAGAATTTTCTGGAGCTGGCCATATTTTTAAAACTGGTGCATTTTGTTTGTCTAAGAAAAACTGGCTAGGTCTTCCTGTTGTTGCTTTAACTGGAATGTTAAGATATTCACTACGACTTAATCTTCTCATAGATAAATCAGTCGTTACGCTTCCATCAGTTCTTCTAAGGTTACAATCTAATATATCTATTACATTAGAGTTTAAGGTATAGGTTAAAGTATTTTCAGTAACAGTTTGAGTAGCCTCTTCTATAGTCCATTGGTTTAAACCCCTATTAGCCCATTCAGCTAACATAAGGTTAATAGATCTTTTTGCACTTACCAAATCATAACCAGTTCGTAATTCAAGACCACATCTTTCAAAAGCTTCTTCAACAAACTCAGTTACGTTTGGTTCAAAATTTGTACTATCAGATGTTGCCATAATTAATCTTCCTCTGGAGCATATAGGTTATCAAAAACCTGGTTTACATCTAAAGTATAATCTAAATCAGACTTGCTGTAATGAATATGTTGAGAAGGTTTAAAATCTGGAGCGCCCTCTCCTAGCTCAAATTGAGCAGGTCTTGTTACTCTTACCCTGTTATTTGGTAAAGCTACTATATTACCTGTCCATTTTCCTGCGTCTAATAATTCAAGAACATGATTCTGTTTATGTTGAGCAGGATCATCAGATGTATCAGACTCTGTATAATCTACAGTAAAATAATATTTTGCAGGGTAGAATTTACCATCAATTTTAGCCATCCAAGGACATGGGGAGCAGTTTTCTAATACATATATACTATGTGTACGAGATGCACAATCCCAAGGTTGTGCTGCCCAGACTTCCATAGGTTCAGCCCATTCTTCAAAAGGAGTATCTCCAACAAGAGCTGTTATAGGCATTCTTGCCCACATAGCTCCACCATGAACATTGGGTTCATCTGTATCGTAAGTTTCTGCACCAGTAAAAATTACTTGGAATGATAGACAACGTTTTTGAATTGTTGTAACGCCAATAACCATAGCGTGTAAAAACTCACCATGATATTTTTCGTGATTATGTGTATATTCTTTTCTTACCCAACACTTGAAATAAGGAATGCTGCTTTGTAAATAAGCCATTTTAAGAACCTTTTACTTTTCCGCCTCTTTTATATCCTTTGGTTTTCATTACTCCACCTGTTGCCATGCCTTTAGGTTTTGCAACTCCACCAGTAGCGTATCCTTTGGTTTTCATAACTCCGCCACCCTTCATACCTTTTCTTTTTTTTCCGCCTGTAGCGTAGCTTTTAGTTCTTTTAAACATTATATTCTCCTAACTCATTGTAGTTATTTTTCTACGGTTGTTCATAACTTTACCACAGCCTTTAGCTATAAAACCACCATTACTTTTTTTGACTCTGCCATCTTTCCAACTAATTGCTTTTGGGCCTTTTTTCTTTTTTGCTGCAGATGTACATTGAGCCATAGTTGGTCTGCAAGCAGGATAGCTTTTTCTTTTTTCGCCTTTTTTTCTTCCACAAGCCTTTCCAGTTTTGCAATCAACCCAGCCTTTACCATCGTTTCTATCAAACCATTTTTTTAAACTATCGCTAGCCATTATCCTAATTTAGTTTGTTTACGTTTGCCTGGAAGCATATTGCTAAAACCTCTAGCGTTAACGAAGGTTACTTCGCCACCGCAAGCTTTTTTAACTTTACTTTTATTGCCCCAGTTAGCTGCTCCAACTTTCCTGCATTTAACTAAAGCTCCGCTTGCATAAGCAGATGGCCAAACATCATATCTGGCCTTTACCTTATGATAACAAGCGTCTTTTTTTGTTTTCTTTTTAGCCACTTAACAATCCCAATCTCTTCTAGCCCAGTAGTTAGCACTACATCTATCACTTTTTATTCCGCTACTTCTAGCACAGTATGATTTTTTTCTTGATGCGGTATCTTTATGCATACCCATTTTTTTATCGCCAAAGGTAATTCTTTTAACTCTACTGCTTTCGCTACTACAGTTTTTAACAAAAACTTCTTTTCGTTTTTTACCATATCCAGGACTACCTTTTGGGATAGCCCTGGGTTTGTTAAGAGTTACTGTTTTACCTTTGTATTCAGCCATTATAAAAATTAATCAAAATCTTTATAAACGGTAAGAACTATTACATACGAATCGCCGTCAGAATGTCCAGTAGTAGTCAGCATAATATCGCCAGTTTTCCCACTAGCTGCAGCTGTATTTCTAATTCCTCCAAATTCTGTAAAATCTTCTGAATCAGTATAATCTGAATTTAGATCCCAACAGATAGTATCTGTAGTTGCATCCCATAAAAGTTTTACACTCATTCCAAAAGTAGAATATACAATTTTTGCTAAACGTACGCCCGTACATGCTTGGCCTGTAGAGCTATCACTTAAAGCGCTAACATCTACTTTTTTAACTGCTGCCTCGCCTGTACCATCGGATGTATTCGTTAACTGAATAATAGCGACTCTATCGCTATCCATCAATGTTGTTGAGGTTACTGCGTCTGCCATAAATTACTCCTTACGCGTCAGCAAATGGAGTTACTACAGTACCAGAAGCTAATACTATACCTTCTACTGCGTACTTAGCTGAACCAATAGCGGTTACTTTAATAATAGTTCCAGCTATACCACCTTTAGTAGTACCATTTAAAGTAATAACGTCATTACTAGCACCTGAAAAGAATGTTTTACCTGCTGCATCACTTTTACCCATATATAGTCCACCAACGAATTTATCTGTTCCGTCAGTTTTAATATCTAAGTCTGTAGCTGCTGTTTCAATTACAAAAGTAAATGAAGCACCTAAGTTATTAGTTTGGTTAGGATCATCGTTGCTTCCTGGAGCTGTAGCAACAATAGTTGGTAAAGTAAATTTACCATCTGCATCGTTACAAGTTAAAATTTTACCAGCGTGTGAGTTTACGCTTAGTGTTGTATCTGCAGTTAAACTAACTACGTTAGCGTTACCTGCTGAAATAAATCCTGCTAGTGACTGGATAGGACCAGAGAATGTTGATTTTGCCATAATTTCCTCCTGGGAAATAAGTTCTACTGTCTTGGCTTGTCTGCTAGGTCAGTCTGTAGAACAAGTTAATAAATCCTAGTCTTTTGATTGTATATTAGTTTTAGTCAAAAAAAAAGGGAGCCGAAACTCCCTTTAGACAATCAATTAAGATTATGCTCCTTGAGATGCGAACACAGCTCTCCAGTTGGAGTAACCGAAGGAATATCTTTCTCTAGCTTTGTAACGCATGTTACCAGTATCGAAATCACCTTCTAGTGATGTTTGCATAGGGCTTCTCTCAAAATGTTTGAATCCATCAGGACAATCTGTCTTTAGGAACCAAGCATCAGTATCTGTTAGATAGTTATTAACAACATATCCTTCAGGTACCATACCCATATTTTTAATAGCATTAATGTCATTGTCAGAAGTACCAACTCTACCAGGAGTTTGTAATAATCTGTCAGCAACAAATTGTAATGCTGGTGGAACAATAAGCTTTCTGCCTTGTAGAGCAATTGTCAAATTTCTGTCATCAACTAAAGTTGAAACATTAATAAGAGCATCTTCTAATGAAGTCTCATTCAAGTCAGCATAAGCTGTTGGTCTGTTACTTGCAGTACCACCGCCACCCAAAGGATGAGCATTTGATACTAAAGCTTGACCATCACCACCAGTAAAGCTACTACTAAAAGCATTATTAAGAACAGCAGCTGCCTTAATTTGCTTTGTGTTTGCCATAGATCTAGCTAAAGCTTTTGTATATCTTGAGCCAAGTCTATCGTATAAGTTATCTTCAACCGCTTCTTCAGTTAGAGAGAAAGCTAAAGCAACTGTTTCGTGAGCATAACGTGCAGTAAAACCTTCAGTAGCATTGTCATATTCGACAGCGTTACCTTCGCCTTTTACTGATGCGTTACCAAATCCCACGATCATTACTTCTTCTTCAAAAGCTCTGTCTGATGACTCAGTTTCAAATATTTCAGTATGTTGATTATCATACCTAGCATATTCCATTCCGAACAAGGCGTTTAATACTGGTTCTAATTCTTTCGCTAATTGCGCTCTATTTATAGCCATTATTATACTCCCGCAGCTGTTCTGTTAAAATGCTCGGCAATTCTGACGATAAAGTTAACATTGGTTGATAAAGATCCAGTTCCTAACGCATTGTTAGAAGGATCGTTTGATATACCCATGATTCTCAGTTGAGCTGTACCAGTAGCTGTAGTGCCACTAATTTTAACTCCTGAGACGCCTGATATTGTAGAACCTGCAGCATAAACAATATCGCCATTCAAACCAACAACGGTTTGAGTAACGCTACCTGTAGCAGCTGATTGAACTTCAAATAAAGCATCTGGGTCGTCGACAACGGCTGCTTTGCAGTCGCTGGTTACTGTCGCTGTAGTCCAAACAGGAGAGAAAATTCTGTCTCCGTTTGAATCAGTATAGTGACAGCCTTGAAAGACTCCTAGTAATAAATCGCCAGCAGCAGCAACGGCAATACCGCCTGTGTTGACCATTTTTACTGGGTCGCCTGTATAAATAGTTCCAGTTGTACCTGATAGAATGTCGTACTCTGTTGTTCCTGTAGAATTAACAGCCGAGCCTAACTTTCCAATGGGTTTTAAACCGAAAGGTGCATTTACATTCGCCATAATATTTACCTTTTTTTAAAAAGTTTTATTTAAGTGAAATCAGATTAATCTCTGTTTCCACCACCAAAAGTTACGCTTGTAGATCTCTGAGGTTTTAACATCGGAGAACTAGGGTCAGATTCTTTCATTAAGTCATTGTCAACTGCATCTTGTTGCAGTTTTGCACGATCATTGAAATAGGCGTTTCTTTCATCACGTGTTTCATTAGGAATCTTCGCCAACAGCAAACCACCCACGGCTACTACTCCAGCGTGCCTTCCATCGTCCATGCTCGGAAGCTCGAAATCTCCTATCTCTTCAGCACGTACGAGTTCAAAACCCTCACGCATCCTAGACATAACATTCTTTCTATCTTCTTCACCGACAAGTTCGGCTCTTATCCACCTGTAGGTATAACCTTCAGGCGCAGGAGGCGTGTCCAACATAGATGGGGGACGCCAAGGTTTGCGAGCAGTATCTTTAGCTCGAGTTTCTGCAGAACGTGGTGTTCTGTTATTTTCTTCTACTTTTTTCTCATCAGTCATAATAATTTACCTTTTAATGTACTTAGCATATTCACTAAGCGGCACATTTAAACGTTTTGCCATTTGAACTTCGCTTGCGCTAAGTTTGACCTTACGTTTGCGCCCAGAACTATCAGTTCTTCCAGCTGGTGCAACATTTTGTTGCATTTTGCTATTAGACTTGACTTCATCACCTGTTGAGAATTTGTGAGGAAATTCAGTTCTGATACGTTTATCTATCTCATCGTAGTACAAAGTATCGGAAGTGTCAAAACCTTCTTCTTCTACTAACTTTCGATGAATGTTAAAAGCAGCTAGAGTCATAGTCTCATCTTCTCCAAACCACTCATTTTTATTAGCCCAATCTTCAGCAGCAGGGTCAGGTTTTTCTTGTTGTTGAACTTGAGGCTGCGCTGGAGTTTGGTAATTTTGATAATTTGTTGGTTGTTCTATTTGTACTGGTTGAGTATTAACCAACTTACTTTCTTCAACTGTTATTTTATCAAGAATACCTTGAGCTTTAGTTACCTTATCCCAATCTTGTTCTTGATAAGCATTTTTTAAAACTGCATTAGCTTGCGCTCTTTGAGAATTTAATCTGTTTTGAGCTTCACTTAAATAATTTTTATTAAGCTGCGTGCTGTTTTG